TGCTGTTTCTGATTTAATCTGTGCATCAATGAGTTTAACATCTTCTTCAGTTTGCTTGAGAATATTCTTACGCACATATTCTATTGAGTAATACTTGCCAATATAATCGTCCATTATTTGCAAGAGATCTACTCGCTCCTTGAGGATTTCATTCTCCTTCAGTTCGGTGAAGTAAGAATCCTTGGTGAAGTCATAGAAGATATAATCTTCGTATTTTGTCCAATCTTCTTCTGTGATAATACCCTTGGTCATCAATTGGACCTTCAGGAATGCTGAGAATATACCAGAGAATTTCTTTCTGAGTCTTTCGATAAACTTAAAGAACTTGACTTCATCTCTCGTGATCTCAGAAGAACGACCCATGTTGAATCCGTTTTCTGCCTCTAGTCTGGATAGGGGGACATTAAGTGACTTGTATAGTTTCTTCTGGAAGTACAGCACATCTTCCATCTCACCTAGATTCTGTCCACCATCTAGAGTGGTGATTTCGGTTCCCCGACCACCCTCTCTTCGCGGCATCCAATAATCTTCGAGCATGGATTGGTGTCTATGTTCATCTCGCATAGAACCAGTTGATGCATCATAAACCATTTTATTTTTATAACGGTTCATAACATCACGCAGATATTGTTCTGCCTTATTCTTTGGTAAGTTACCCACATCAACATAGAAGATTCTACGTTCAGGGGCCCTAGAAATTCTATAGATGACTACAGAATCCTCGATCATACGAAGTTGGTTTAGTGGTTTGATTGCTTTCTGTAGATACCCAAGAACACGCTTCTTGGACGAATCAAACAATCCAGAATGAGCATATGCAATCGAATCGGGAGATACTTTAATTCCCTGTTCAGTCAATAGTTTATCTGATGTTGTTGCTGTGCTTGAATTGATGTCATCATTATCAAGATAAACATAAAATTCTTCTATTGAATCGATTACAGATACACCAGTTTTGGGATCAATAGATTTATTTATTTTACGAATCTTTTTAATCTTAATCGGATCAATTGCTCGTAATTCATGAATGCCTTTTTTGGGATTGGTTGGATCTAATATGATATGGAAATATAATTTTCCATCAACATACCATCTACGAAACAATTCATATCCCTTACTGTAGAAATCAACTGTCTTCATGATGAATTCAAATTCATCTCTGATTTTAGTTTTGATGCTTTCTGGTGCATCCAGATCATCAAGGTGGATTTCTACTGGTTTTTTAAACCCATCAAACACAATAGACTCGTTGACAATATCATCAACGGCCATTTCAACTTCAGCATGTAATGCCATATCTCTATATTTTTTAATGAGGTCTACATCATTTTTAGATGCTCCCTCAAAATCTACATACTGTCCGCCGAAATAACCTCCGGCCACGGAAATAGCACCATCATCTGACTCGGGAGTAATGAAGGATTTTACTGGTTCCTTCGCTACTAAATCCGATTCAGATGAATTGGTGTCTATTTTTCCATTTCGGGATATGTTAAATCCAAATACATCCATTATATAATATCCTTAATATTTAAATTATCATGTAGTGAGTTCACTGGAATTACCATCAGTTGACGCCTTTGCAGTCCAATACTGATAAGTAAGTGTGACTGGGAATTCACCGATACCTGTCGTGGGATCATTGTTCAGATCTACTGCACCAATTTCAGAGGGCCAACAACCAACAAAGTTATAACCCTTACGTCGAATGCCCTGTCTATCTAACGAGTAGACTTGCCAGTTCTGGTAAATACCTGCACCACCGATTGGTTGTGCGTTAAAATTAGAACTGTTATCAACATGTGCATTCATGAGACTAGACCATGTCTCAAAATCATCACGCAGTTTGAAGTCTTGATCTAAAAGAACGCTGACTGACCAATCTGCAAATGTTCTGTCGCCAAAAATCTTTACGTTTCTGCCCCGGAAGGGTACTTCTACTACACCAACTGAAGATGCTGGAAGTTGTGCTGTTCTAACTAAGAAGTTGATAAGTTCCCCAGACTCGGAGGCCGGGCCTACACTACCAACAACTTCAAAGAGGTTTGTGCGAACACCACCACCCGCAAATTTTTGGATGAAGTTTTCGATGTTCTGAAATGCCATTTATTGTTTCTCCTGAAAGTGTTTTTATATTACTTTATATGTAGTAGGGCCCCCGAAGGGGCCCATCCTACCTTTGATTACCCTAGACCAACTTCGTCAAAATCAATACCAGATCTCGTTGCAATAAAGTTCAACTGAATGTAGTTGATCGATCTTGCTGGTTTAACGAAGATGTCTGCAACAAATTCATTCCTATCAATCACTTCACCAGTGTTGTTTGTTTCGTCACATACAACTCTGAAGTCTGTGATACCTCGTCTACCTTGAACTGTTCGGAGGAACGGAACAACCAAGTTTCTAAACTGCGCCCTTGTGAACTCGTCGTTGAGTTCAAAGAGTTGGAACTTAGATGCAGAAGCGATTGCTTTCTCAAGAACAATGAACAATCTACGAACATTGATTCTATCGAATGCACTGGCCTTAGTCTGCATTGTCTTATCACCAAACAGGACTGTTCCCTGTCCGGGGAACGAAACAACTGGGTTGATGTTGTTCTTATACAATTCATCTCTGTGTGTCTTCGATGGGTTGAACCCGAGTCGAACAACACCACGGAGTTGTCCACGGTTAAATCCTGCTGGAGAGAACCATGCATCAGCAATCTCTTCTGTTCGTGCTGCGAGTCCGGCAATATCACCGTTCAGCGGAACGTGTCGAAGAACATCGTTGTAACGGTCAAGCATGACTTTCACGTTACCATCAATTACTGCATAAGAACTGTCCTTGTTGAGAGTGTCTCTCTTGTAGTCAACAACTGCTTTAGTTGCTTCCTCGGCAGTCTTGTTCTTAAGATCTGCAACTGGTGGTGAGATGAATGCAACACAGTCCTTTCTCTTATCACATAGATCGACGAGAAGGCCATCTTTGATTGCATTACCGGGTCCACCGAGGATGAGGGAAACATCAACTGTTTCTGGATCCTCGAACTGATCGTAACCATCGGTGTATAGTGCAGCAGCAGAAACACCTGTTACCAGTCCTGCACCACCTGAAAGTTCCTTGTAGAACATGTTATCGAAACCTGTTCTAGCATCGCCATTGGAGAGGAGAGCGAAATCTGTAGTTAATCCTCCAGCACTAACAATACCAGTGAAGTCTGCTTTACCGTAGACGTAATCTGATGTATCATTCAGGACATTCTTCCAGAAGATAGAGTTTCCGTTTGCGTCCTTAGCATCTATAGACTTAGAAACACCTGCGAACTTCTCAAGGATCACGCCCTTGACTCCGGTAAACAAACCATCTTCATCAACGATTGCAATGTTCAGTTCATCATTAGAACCACCACGGAAATCTACACTAGTAGATGTGGTTGGTGTATTGATGAAGTCCTTTGCATACTTGTTGAAGATCTTAAGCGATGTACCACTTGAACCTGCATCTGTAATAGCAGCATTGAGTGGTGGGAAGATTTCAACATGGGAAACAGATGCATCACCATTGGTGAATCCTGTATTACCATAGGTGACAGTAAATTCTTCTGCATCAGCAGCACCACTTACACCCTGAACTGTGTGTTCTCTTCTATCATTGAACTTAAGAATATCACCCTTATTAAGAAGGATGGTGCCACCGGTTCCAGCACTCTTGAGTTGAACAAAGTTTGCGTTCAGACTCGCAGTCAAACCATGAAGACCATTCGTAGAACCGTCTCCATCAAAAACGTGGACTGCAATCGAGTTACCTCGTATACCGGGATACTTAGCAATGAATTGTGCGCCGGCCTGACCTCCACCAGCATCAAACTCTCTGCGGTTTGCGACCTGTACCTGTGAACTAGACTCGGTGTCTGCGTTCAACCATGTGGAATCAACTGCTCTAACGATCTGAAGGTTATTTCCATAACCCAAGAAGTTGGCGGCAGTGAACCAATATTCGTAGTTATCATCATCGGGATCACCAAAGATCCGACGAAGAGTGTTCTCGCTATCAATTAAAATTCTTGTTTTCGCAGGGCCCCATGCGAATGGAGCAGCAAAACCAGCAGAGGTTGTTGAAACTGCTGGTACGATCTGTGAAAGATCTTTTTCTGTGACGTTAACGCCTGGACTTACTTGGAATCCCATTGTTTATTCTCCTTTAACGGCTGTTATGCTTACCGATAATATTTATGAAAATACTATTTTCGCACCATCACAAAGATTAATTTTATACATCTTATATAGGATTTACCAGTCTTCAGTTCTCTGCCAAACATCTCCCTCATCATCAACCTCTTGCTCTTCATCACCAGAATCAATGAATCCAAATGGTAACATATCATCCTCAATTTGTTTCATTTTGTCCGCAAACAATTCTTTTCTGACATCAGTGTCCATGAGATCTTTCCAGTAATCCTGACTTGTCAACCACCCAAACATCACTAGTGTCATTGCCAAATCGTCGTTGTGTCCATCGTCTGCTTCGAATGATTGTTTCTTTGCAACGAACGAAGTCAATTCTGATATAGATTGAAAATCATCAACGATCAATTGATCCCCCTCAACAAGACTTTTCAGTGTAGCACACCCAACTCGTTTAGTTACCGTAGTTTGTCGAATACCCATGATAGACTCACCCTGACCAAATCCACCACTCAGAACTTGGCCTTTCCTTCCTTTGACAGTACACATCAGCATATTGTCATATTCTAGATCAGCATGTAGAATATCTGCAACCTGGCCGCCGATATCGTTAACTTCGATGAATACATGGGCGGTGTTGTATTTTTTACCAACGGCATTTATTATGTTGGGGTAGAGCATGGGTGCAATCGTGTTATTTCTG